TACGCCAAAGATAAAGAGGCGTTTTTGCGGGCTGAGCTGGGCCTGGAGTTGGGTGGCGGGATTCCCTCGCAGGACACGCTAGGTCGGGTAGTACGCTTTCTCAAACCCAGCGAGTTAGAAAAAAGTCTGCGCTCGGCGTGTCAGCAAGTTATGGGGGATAGAATGAAACCTACAAAAGAAAAGGGGCGGGCGTAGCCCAATAATATACGCCTACTCCCTCCAATCCGCGTTTTCCAGATTATCCCGCCTGCTGGTCCGGCAAAATGAAACGTGCATCTGCTACCATTTAGGGTGAATTTCCCGGTGGCAAATGACCGTTGGTGGTTTGATTTGGTACTGTTTTGCCCCGCTAAGGGCCTGTAATGGGCGTTTAGCGGGGCTTTTTGGTGCGCTAAACGGATGTTAAACGCCTACTTAGTGGTGGGTGGGAGCTGCTGCTGGAGCAGGCGCTGCATGTCCTCCATGCGTTGGGACAGTTGCTCGTACATGTCGCGCTGGTCTTCTACACGTTCCTCGATGCTTTCGACCTTGTTGAACAGGGTCTCATCGGTGTTGCTGGCGTCTGGGGAGATGTGTAGCACGAATCTGAATAGTTGGATAAGGTCTTCTTCCTCGATGTTGTAGGGGGTATGGCGGCGGTTATCGGACTTGCAACGGACGAAACCGAACTGCTTCAGGCGGCTTTTGATGCGCTTGAACTGGATACCGTGGCTGTGGCTGACTACTACGTAGCAGTCCAGGTCGCGTATTTGGCCCCATTCGGACCTATCGAGGAGGATTGCGGCTACGTAGTCTCCGTGCTGGAAGCGGGGCGTCATGCTGTCTCCTTCTATTTGGAGCACGATGCCCTGGCGGGGGTTTCCTACGAGCTGCCTGGGTAGGCTGATGGGCGCCAGGTCGCTGTAATACTCCTGTGACTGATAGCCTGTGAGGTAGTTAGCAGCCGCTTTGTAGTTGATTAGGGAGAACGTGGGGTTGCCTTCTGTGTCCTGGGTGGCTACTATAATGTCGGTGCCATTACCCCAGGGAGACTCATGGCTAGTGGCTAGTTCTCTTACATCGAAATGCTCTGCCAGTCTACGTGCGTCGGTAGGTGTGCTGGGAGTCAAATGCACCGGCTCAGGTACACGATTCATTTTATCTTTTGGTATTACCTGTGCATTTACCTGTGCATTTACCTGTGCAATTGGGGTAGCAGGATTGGTGGAGTTAGTGTCGGAAGTAGCGTTTGGATTCTGGGTAGATGCCGACTTGAGTGTATCGGAGCTACCAAAGACGTTTCCTTCCCCTGTCATCAGCCACATGGGGTTCACACTTCTGAACACCCTCAATACCTCTGCTAAGAAGTCTGAATCCGGCTTGTTGCGGCCCGTAACGATATTGGAAACCCGACTACTGGACGTAGAAAGGGCCTTAGCGAAGACATTCTGGGATATATCCAGCGCTTCAATCAGCCGTGCAACGCGCTTGTTAATAGTGGTTTCTTCCACAATTCCCCAAATTATTTCAGAAATGTTTGCAACGTGCTAACATTTGTGTACGTTTGTCCTACTTACACGGGACAAAGATGGAGAATCGAAACGAAATCAGACTGAACATCAAAACCAGCGCCCGCCGTGGCGACTGGGTTGATGTGGCCAATCGGGTTGGGTTGAGTGCCGACATGGTTCGCCGTGTAGTGCGGGGTACGCGCAACAACGATAAGGTTCTGGCTGCTTTCCAGCGGCTTTTAGACGACCGTCGTGCCGCTACTCAGGAGTTGCAGTCATCATCAGCCGACCAGTAGTATGCGGCTGATTGGCAAGAAGCTGTACTTGGATTTTCCAAACTTGATTGGATACGGATTGTCAGAGAATACTCTGTGGTCCGGGTGCAAGCGGTTCAACGCGGGCGGTTCCAAGTCATGGGCCAACATCAAAGACCCGTTGGATGGGCGGTGTGTGCTGGTCGATTACGATACCATCCCCTCTACCTCCGTGCGCAAGTACGACCTGCCAACTAAGGCGGAGCTGCTGAAGCAAATGAAGGCTGCGGACCAGGAGCTGAAGGCCGCTGAATTAGCCGTGGCCGGCTCCGCCCTCACCCAGCTGCACGCCCGTACGGTGTGCTCGACCGACTACAACTACTTCTTCACACAGGCCGGACTGACGGCCACGCCCACCGCCAGCGTGGAGGCGAAGGCCACCCAGCTCACGGAAGCGGCCGGTTGGTTGCGCCTGCTGGCCGGCCTCGAAACCCGCCACCAGCTGAAGAGCCTGGGCTTCGAGCGCAAGGACCAGGCCCGCGCCGCCGTGCTCGACCAGGTGTTGCCGCTGAACCTGTACGGGCTGCGGGTGAGCAACGTGCGGGTACTCCAGAGTAAGGAACTGGCGTTTGCCAAGGCGCTGCAACTGACGTCGGAGGACGTGGAAACGGGCCTTTCGGCCCACCAAATGAAGCAGCGGGGCCGCGAACGGGCGCTGCTGACGCTGGTTCCGAAGCGCACGGGGCTGGCAAATGCCCAGAAAATAGGTCGTTTGGGGGCCGTAAACGACGGCCAGAACGCCGTTTTGCTGCCTTCGGGGCGGGTAGATATGGCGGAATGGCACGCTAATACCATCGCCACGCTGTTCATGAACCCCGGCAAAGGGGGCAAATTCGACATGAAGGAGGTGTATCGGCGCTATTTGCGGCGGTGCCAGGCCACGGAGCGGGAGCCGATTTGCCAGGAGTCGGGGATGAGGGCCTTCCTGTCGCGCCGTGATGTGCGCCAGTTTACGGCCTGGGAGCGGGAAGGCCACGCGGCCCTGGAGCAGTATCTGCCCCACGTGCGCCGGGAGCGGCCGGCTTACGCGCTGGCCAAGGGCGGCTACGATGGCTTCTCGGTGGATTTCTACACCAACGTGGACGGGGCTACCGTGATGCTGACGGTGGTGGCGGTGTTCGATTACCACTCGGAAGCCATCACGGGGTTTGCCGTGGGCCTGGTGGAGAACGGCCGGTTGGTGCGCGACATGTACCGCAACCACCTGAGCCTGATGGATGGGCGGAGCTACATCGAAATCGAGAGCGACCGATTCAGCGGTAACCTGGCCAAGGACACGAAAGCCATGTTCGGCCGCGCCTGCCAGTACGTGACCCAGCCGGCCCCGAACGACCCCCGTGGTAAGGCCCCGAACCCCAAGGCCCGCTTCGTGGAGCGGCTGCTGGCGGAGGTGAACCGGCTGACGCAATCGGTGCCGGGCTGGAAAGGCACCAACATCACGAGCATCGACAAGAACCGCAAGCCCAACCCGGACTACGCGGGCAGCGAAAGCCAGGCCACGCTGGAGGTGGGCATCCGCCAAATCAGTAAGCTGGTGGCCCTGTACAACCACCAGGAGCGGGAGCAGTGGAACGGGCAAAGCCGGTGGCAGCGCCTGCTGGCCGACCTGCACCCGGAGGCCCCGGTGCTCGATGAGCTGACGCGGGCCACGCTGCTCAACCAGCACGTGGTAACGAGCGTGCGCCATGCGGTGGTGAAGCTAACGGTGGGCAAAAAAGAAGTGGAGTTCCCCTTCCCCAACTACAGCCGCTTCGTGCATTTGATGGCCAAGGGCCTGAAAGTGCGGGCCTACTACGACGAAACCAACCTGGGCAGCATCGACGTGTTCGGCTTCACCGACGCGAAGGACCCCGGCACCGATATGTTCCTGGCGACGCTGGGCCGGGGCCAGCGGGTGCAGATGGCCAAGGCCGAACAGACCCACGGCGACCTGGTAGAGCTGGGCAAACAGCAGCAGCAGCGCCAGGAAATGCGCGAGGAACTGGACCGCAAGCAACTGGAAATGGAGGCCGTGGCCTACGAGCTGGAGGTTCCGGCCGGCATCGGCCTGAAGGCCCTCCGGGCAATGGTGGCCGGGGCGCGGCTGACGGCTACGGTGGTGGAGGATTTCGACACCCGCTACGCGCACGTGCTGACGGCCCCGGCCGCTGCTGCCCACCTCGATTTCTACGACGACAGCCTGCTACGCGACCAGGGCCACCGGGTGCCGGTGCCCGTGGAGCCGCCCGCCAAGGGAGCCAGCCAGGACCGAAACCGCTACGACAGCTACAAGGACAGCGGCTACGACTTCAGCTAAAGCAAAAACCCGCTCCGGTGGCAACCGGAACGGGCTCAATTGAAACTCACACTCACACTCACACACAAATCTAATGAACGAGGAACGGAAAGTGCAAATCGCGCTGGGCATGGTGGCTTACATCGAGTCCCACAAGGAAGAAGGCATGAGCCAGAACAAGGTGGGCACGCTGTGCGGCCTGTCGGGCGCTACCATTTCGCAGGTGGCCAACCAGAAGTGGCCGACGCTACCCACCAAAATGAGTGATTCGGTTTTCCTGAAGATTGAAATGGCCCTCGGATTGGGCGTTGATTTCTACGAAACCGACAACTACGTGGCTGTTTACGCCGCCTGCATGGACGCCAAGGTGCGGAAGGAATGGCGCGTAATTGACGGCCTTACCGGGGCCGGGAAGTCGTTCACGGTGGAGCGGTTCGCCCGCACCCAGCCCCGCGAAACCTACCTGATTCGGTGCAAAAACACGATGAACGCCAAGGAGTTCATGCAGGCTATTGCCCGGGCCGTGGGTGCCTGCGAGGTGGGCACCCGCCACCGCATCTGCCAGGCCATTGCCGAACGGCTGCTGACCATGACCCACCCGCTGCTCATCATCGATGAGACGGAGGCGCTGTTCAAGCGCACCAGCGAAGGCGGTTTCGGGGCCATCAAGGACATCTGTGATGAGGTGAAGGGCCGCGTAGGCATCGTGCTGGTGGGGGCCAACGGCTTCCTGGAGCAGATGCGCCTGCGGGCCGCCAACCTGCGGAGCTGCTTCCCGCAATTGCTGAGTCGCTTCGCCACGGCCCCGGTAGAGCTGGCGGTAGTGAGCCGGGCCGACGTGGAGCTGATTGCCCCGGCCTTCGGCGTGACGACGAAGCGGGAAATGGACCGGCTGTTTGACGGGTCGGCCAATTTCCGGGAGCTGTTCGACGCGCTCCGCCGCCAGCAAGCCGACCAATACCTACTCCAAAAAGCCGCCTAAGCAATGAGTAAGCTGATAAGTGTACACGAGCTAGATAAGAAGAAATACAAGGCCTTGGGCCTGGGAGATGAGTGGGTGCCCTACATCGGGCAGCCCGAAACGAAGCTCCGCATGATTGTGTGGGGTGACTCGGGGCAGGGCAAAACCACCTTCGTGATTCAGCTCTGCATGGAGCTGACCAAGATTGGGAAGGTGTACTACAATTCGGCCGAAGAGGGCGAAGGGTCGTCGCTCCAGAACAACATGCGCCGCAATGATGTGGCGGGCAAGTGCAAAGCCGGGGCCTTCATGATTGGCGACCGGGACAGCTTCGAGAAGATGGTGAGCCGGCTGGCCCAGCCCCGCCACCGCATCAAGTTCGTGGTGATTGACTCGCTGCAATACCTGAAGCTGACGGAGGACCAATACAAGTACCTGATTGAGACTTTCCCCAGCCTGGGCATCATCATGATTAGCTGGGCCGACAGCAGCGGCAACCCCAAAGGGCAGCACGCTCGGGCCATCCGGTACATGGTGGACATCAAAACCTACGTGAAGAAGGGCCTGGCTACCACCGACAGCCGCTTCGGGAGCACCATCCCCTACCGCGTGATGGAGTGGGACGAGGTGGAGAAGCCCGCGCCCGCCAAGCTGCTCAAGGCCTCCACCGAACAAATCGAGCTGGCGCTATGAGCATGACCGACCTCATCAACCTAATCGACGCGCCCCACGCGGAGCCCCAGCCGATGCCCAAGCCCAAAGATATCCGGCAAGTGAAGCGGGGAACGGACGGCTGCTTCCGGTTCCGGCTGGCCCCAGTGGTGCAGCAGCAGCTAACGGAGCTGCTGGAGGAAGTGGCCAACCAGCCCCGGCCCGCTGAACTGCTGGACCTGGCCGACGTGCTGGACGCCAGCAGCCGGGGCCTGGCCCAGGCGCTACTGGTCCGCCGGCCCTTCCTGCTGCGGCTGCTGAACCAGGAGACGAAGTTCTCGCTCCCGCCCCACGAAGCCTACGGCCTACTGGCGGTGCTGTGGTGCGACCCCTCCATCAACTACCGGGCGGGCCTGCTGGGGCTGTTCCAAGACCTTCATCAGCTACTGGCATGAACACCAAAACCGAAATCGACAAGCTCACCAGCCAGGTGTGCGAGTTGCTCGACCTGACACTGAGCGAGGTGGTGGAGGCCCAGGTAGACCTGGCACTGGACTACTTCCAGGGGCTGGTGGAGCGGGGTTGGCTGGAAAGCAAGGACGATGCCCAGCTGATGGGACAGCTGCCCGAATTCTGGGGCTGGTGGCGGCAACGGTGGGCCAACCACGACCGGCAGCTACTGGCCGAAGTGAGCCGGCTGACGGTGCTGGAGTGGAAACGAAGCGGGCTGAGCCTGATGCCCCTCTACCGCCACTCGTGCCGCCGCCTGAACGACCCCTACACTTTCCCGAACGATGTGATAATGGCCGCATTCCGGGCCGAAAAACGCAAGCAAAACACTCTTTTCAATTCACTCAAAAACCTTTTTCACGCATGAGCAACGCAACCCAAACCCCCGCCNCCCGCCCCGCCAAGAGCGCCGCCACCCCACTCAGTGAAGCCACGAAGCTGCTGCTTAAATACGCTCAGATAGACCAGGAAATAGAGAAGGCAAAAGACTTTCTGAAGCAGCAGAAGGAACAGCAGGACGCTGTGAAGGCCCAGCTGCAAGCCTGGTCACAGGAAAACGCCACCGAGTTCGGCGGTAAGAAAACCCTGGGCCTGAACATTGGCAGCATCGGCTTCAAGGCCGGCCCGCGCAAGCTGGTGTTGCCGCTCGACCTGAACCTGAAGTGGTACATGAGCACGATGGAAGCGGAGCTGCCCGCCGCCGTGACGAAGGTGGTAGATGCCAAGCTGGTTATCACGGGCCTCGACCACAACCCGGACCTGGCCAAGGCACTTCGCAAGCGCGGTATCGACGTGACGCAAGAGGACTACTTCACCGTCAGCATCAAGAAGTAAACCGCTACCCGGACGGTCTACGGTGGGGTTCGACTCCCCACGCGGGTACTCTCAGTTCAATTCTCTTTTCACTTTCAAAACCCTTTTCACGCATGGAAAACGACAATTTCAAGGACGTTCAGAAGAACGACATCAAGAGGGCCTGGGGCTTCTATCTCTTCTGCCTGGCCCTGCTTATCTGGGGTACGGTGTGGCTGCTCCAGGGCGGCGCCGAAGACGGAGCCTGGTGGATGATAGGCCTTGGCGGTGGGCTGCTGCTCATCAATGCTGGCATGAACTGGCTAACGCGGCCCAAGCCCCGTGGATAGCCAGGTAGTACTGGGAGCCCTGGTCGCATCGGCCGGGGCCTTCAGCTACGGGTTCGCGGCCCACGATCAGCTGGCGGCCCGCCGATTCCGGGAGCTGAACCCATCCACGGTAGTAAGCGACCTGGATAAGAGCCGCAACCGCCGCTGGCACACGGCCGGCGCGGGCCTCCGGTTGGGGGTATCGGTGGTGCTGGGGGCCGGAGCCGGGGCGGCCATGAGCAGCTGGGTGGCGGCGGTGCTGGGCACGGTGGTAGCGGGCTTCCTACTGCTGCTGCTCTTCGACATCCTGTTCAATCTCAAGTTCGGAATGGTCTGGTGGTACGCCGGTACCACGGCCTGGCTGGACAACCTGCTGACGCAGCTCCGTGCCAGCCATAACCTGCCCACCGAAAAGATTGCCAGCGGCCTGGAGCTATGTGGGGTGCTGCTCAGTATCGGGGCCTGGATTCTCTTTCTCTAACAATTCAATAACCCCACAATGGACGCATACGATTTAAAAATACAGCTGGAAATCATGGACCACCATCAGGAAATCCATGATGTGATGGGCGAACGGTTACGGCAACTGGAAAAGTTCGGACCGCAAAATCGGCCGCCATCCCAGTGGTTTCTGATACTGGCTGAAGAGTTTGGCGAAGTGGCCAAAGAGTGCGTGGAAATGGAGTTTAACGACGCCAACCACCCACACGCTGACCCCGACAGATACTACAAGGAACTGGTAGAAACGGTAGCGGTGGGCCTGGCCGCCTTGCAGAACTACAACCAGCGGAGGAAGGAAGCCCGATAATTAAACGCAACCATGAAACAAGAACAGGTTTTCCCCAAGGGCACCCGCGTGGAGGTGCTAGGTCGGCAGGCTGGCAGCCAGTACAACTACAAGGGCCGGATGGGCACGGTGACATACGTGAATGAGTGCAAGGCAGGCTTTGAAGAGGTGTTCCGCAGCTATGTAGTGGAACTAGATAAGAAGCCCCGCGAAAGGACAGTGAAGCGGGAAGAGTACGGAGCCCGCAACCTCAAGCTGGCCCAATAACACCCCAGCCCGACAGGCAGACAGTGCGGTTCGAGTCCGCGCCGGGCGCTACTCACTTAAACCCCCAAACCCATGTTCAAAGCCCTATTATTGGTGCTGGCCCTAAGCCACGGGGCGGCCAAGCACCGCGCCAAAGCGGAGCGGCCGGCCCCCAGTGCCACGGCCGCGCCGGAAACTCCGGCCCGCCAAGTTGCCGCTGTCCAGGAATCCACCCCGAAGCTAGTAGCGGAATGAATCCTATCCAACCTGCCCAGCTCAAGGTACTGCACCTGCTGCTGAAAGAATGCGACCTGGTGGAAATGAAGACCACGCTGGTAGGCAGCTTCACCAGCCACCGGGCCACCAGCTCGAAGGACATGACGGAGTACGAGGCCCAATGCCTGGTGGACTACCTGAAGGCCGAACACAACGGCCGCTGCAAGAAGATGCGGGGCAAGATTATCCACTACCTGACCCTGCTGGGCTACGTGCTGAACGACCAGACGCCCGATTGGAGGCGCATCAACGAGTTCGTGAAGGCCATCGGGAGCAACAATCCGCGCAAGGTTCAGCTCAACTTCCTATACCACTCGGAGCTGCCCAAGGTGGTGAGCCAGGTGGAGGCCATGTACAAGCACGAAATCAAACGGCTGAAGCCATGAGCTTCTACCGGCTGCCCGGCGGGGGCTGGATGCACCTGAACGAGGTGAAGCCGCCCCGGGTGGTGCCGGCCCACGAGCGCCACCGCTGGAGCCGGGTGCCGGTGCGGGGTCAGGCCGCCACCTGCAAGCGGTGCGGCTGCCAAAAGTGCTTCCGCATCGACTACGAAACGGTGTACCGCCTGGCCGGCAGCACTGAAATTCTTACCGAACGGCCGCCCTGCAACGGCAGCCCCAAAGCTTCCAGCCCATGAGAACCCTCCGTGAACAGACCACCGTAGTGCGCCGGCTGCTCCAGCAGCAGGTGGATGCCGGCAACAACCATGAGGTAGAGTGCCTCCAATCGACGCTGATGGTGCTGACCGTGGCGGCCGTGCGGCCCAACTCCACCATCGTACAGCCGGCCGATGAACTGCCCGAAACCCCCAGCCTCTACAAGCAATTCGAGGCGGAATACCGGGCCTGGCACCTGCAAAAGAAGCAGATGAGCGCCCGCATGGATGGCGGGCAGGGCACGGCGCTGCACTCCATCATCGCCTACCTGAAGGAGAACTCGCGCACCCAGGACGACGCCGGGGCGCTGGCCAGCTGGAAGTACCTGCTGTTGCATTGGGAGAAGCTCTCGGAGTTCCTCCAGAAGCAGACGACGCTCACGGCCATCAACAAGTACCTGACGGAAATCATCGACACCATCCGCCAGGCCCAGGCCCCGAAGGCCCGCCAGTGGCCCGGCGAATTCAACCAGGCCTTCTACAACAAGCTCACGGCGGCCGAAATGGTGGAGTACCGGACGCACCTTCGGGGGCTGGGCTGGACCTTCAACGCCGGCCGCCAGATGTGGGTAGCGCCCGCCTAAAGCTGCCGGGCCTGTCGTACTTTCGGGGCCTTAACCTCTTTCAACTGTCAAGATTTACAGTGTTATTAGTTCGGCTTTTTCGTATTATTGACAGCACCATTCACTCCAAACCCCATTTGAGCATGATGAAGTTTTTCAAAATCGTAGCCGTCTTTATTGGCTGTATGCTGGTACTGGGTTGGCTATTGCCAGATGCGCCGGCAGATGCCGCCGCCGGTACTACCAGCAGCAGCGAGGCAGCCACTTCCGCAGCAACAGAAGATAAACAAGATCTGGAAATTCTGAAAACCAGCGAAACAAACAACGAATTTGGTAGGACTGTTCACGTTAAAGTTCGAAACAACACTGACCGCCTGATTCAATATGTAGACCTCAAGAGCGTGTACTACAATAAAAATAAAGACATTGTGGGCACTGGTATAGGCAATGCAATGAATCTTGCTGCTGGTGCAACTAAGACTATTGATATAATGGCGATGGGTATTGATGGTGCCACGAGCTACGAAGTGGAAGTAGGCAATGTCCTGCAATAGCCAATATTATTTAGCAAAGAAGAAGGCCACCCGTTGGGGTGGCCTTCTTTCGTTTAGGCAGCTTGGGCCCGGTTGGGTGGCTCGGCAGTTCGGCGGCGGCGGAGGGAATCGTATTGGCCCCAGCAGATGCGCTCGATGGTGCTAGGCTCCAGGAAGTAGCGCGTGCCCAGCTCCCGGTAGATGTAGTCCTTCGTGTATTTCTTCTCTGCCACCATCCGTTTGAAGTCGATTTTAATGTTCGCTTCTTTGAGTAATTGCTTGGGACGTCCCTTCATACGGATGGATTGAATAACAATGATATGAAAATACCGTGCCTCTACCAACGGTTTTAGCGGCTACACGTCAAATAATTTAGTAGGCTCCGGGCCGGGATTTGGGCCTTCCCGCTTTACCAGGGGCGAAATATCGAAGATGCGGCTGGCGTAGGTGAGGCGGTAGACGATAAGGTTGGTGTTGGTGCTGACCGGGGAGAAGCCGATGCGGTCGAGGTTGCCCACGGCTGGGTGAGCATAGCCCTGGAGCAGCTCATGGACGCGGGCGCACAGCTCGAAGTAGTGCAGGGCCTCGTTCCGCTCCACTGATTCGAGGTTGGTGTCCTGGAGGGTGCTGACGGCCACGTACAGGTTGGTTATCAGGCGCACGTCCTGCTCCTTCAGGCCTACGGTATTGAGGTCGTCGCTGCCGAAGTCGAAGAACAGGGCCGGGTAATCGATGGCTTCGGCCAGTTCGGGATATTCGGTTTGCTCGTACCAGAGGTCCACCCAGTTGAAGGCGGGGCGGCCGTCGTCGTCCAGCACGGAGTCTTTCAGGAAGCGGCCCAGGTGCTGGTAAGCGTTGGAAACAATACGCATAGTAGTAGGGAATGGGATTTAGGAAGCCTGCCAGAGCTTGTTGAGCTGGCCGAAGAACTGCCGTTCCACGCGGTCCATCAGCTTGTCGCTGGCCCCCATGAACTGGCGGCGGGGCATTACGGTGTTCACGCGCCGGCTGTGGGCCTCCACGGTGCTGGTGCCCGTGGTTACTTTCGCGTACTTGGCTTTCCTGGCACGGGGGCCGGACACTTCATCCTGGTAGGAGTTGGTGCGGGTGTGGGCCTTCACCCGCACCGTGGTCTGGATGCGGCCCCCCTCGTTGTGGATACCAGCGTAGTCCACGTCCTGGTTGCCGGCCAGCACCTTCACCTGCTGGGGCAGGGCGTAGCTGATACGCAGGGTGCGCCGCAAGGCTCCGCTCTTGATGAGCAGAGCCCGGCCGCTCTGCCGGCCGCCGTCGCCTAGGCGACGGCCCTTGTTTTCGGTGTCGCCTTTGCGGGGCTTCCAGCGGATGAACACCTTGTCGGTGAAGCCGCCGTTGTCGAAGTTCTCATCGAAGACGGCCAGCGCCGTGCGGCCCACCATGCGGGGCCACTTGGTTTGCTTGAATTCGTAGAACCGCTGGCGGAACTCCTCGAAGGGGATTTTGGGCTGGTTACTCATCTGATTTCTTCGTATCTTCGTATCAGAAAATACCCACTGCCGCTGCTTGAATAGGTGCTAATACGGCGGGGCTGGCTTCGGCTGGCTGCAAGGAGAGCAGCGTACAGGGTTTATAAGAGGCCGCCGGTTCTTCCGGCGGCCTCTTATTTTTTGTGAACGAGTAGGCCGCGCCGGGCTTCATCAATCAGGTTGGGCCGGACCTGATACCAGGTTTGCAACGATTGAGGCGTGCCCTCATCAAAACCAACCACGGCCCCCAGGACTACATCATCTTGATAGAATTTCAAGTGGAGGTAGCTCAGCTTGGCGTTAGGGCCGGCCGGGTTTCCGTTGTTGGCATCCACGCTCTTGTCGAAGAAGTACACTTCGTCCGGGTCGCTGAGCACCGCGCTGATATCGAAGTACAGCTGTTGCCGGTTCTGGTCGCTGGCCAGATATTTTGGCTTCAGGTGAGTCTGAAGTTCTTTTTCCCGCAGGAAAACGGGCATTCCCCGATGGTCAACGTACCGCTTCACCTTGTCCATGGCCGTGGCCTCGAAGTCATCCAGAGCATCCTGCTTCGACTTGTTCTGAAGCGTGTGGGCCGGGAAGTTGGTTTGCGTAAGGTCCTTCCACCGCTCTTGCCCCTGCTCGGAGTATTTGAGCTTGCCTATCTGGAACTTCACCTGCTCCGGGTCGGGAAGCCCATTCATATAGTTCTGACGGTCGGTGAACAGCTTCTTCTTGTCGATGCGGTCAATCAGGAAGCCGTCGCGGGTGAGGCGCGTCACTTCGTCGGTACCCAGCAGGCCGATGGCGTCCTCGTAGGTGGTCAGCTCCCCATCGTGGTCGTCCTCGTAGATGTTGTGGCACCGGCAGTTCCAACCCAGCGGGGCCACGAACTTGCGCCAGTCGTCGGTGGCCAGGCTGAAGACGCGGTTGTGCAGGGCGGCATGGAAGGGCCGGGTCTTATCATCGAGCGTGGCTTTGTAGCGCATGAATTGCGCCCCATCAGCTACGGCCCGCATGGCTGAAGCGGTCTGGGTGCTGGTGGCCTTGGCCATCTCGTACTCCGTGCGCAGGTTCCGTTCGTTCAGGTTGGCCAGCACCTTGCCGGCCTGCTTTTGGAAGTCATCAAAGTCCAGGCTATCCTTGAGTAGCTGGTTGAGTTGGAGCACCTGAAACACGGTTTTGTTGTGGCCGAAGCGGTGAACATCGGCCTCGAAATTGGCCCTTACCAGGTGGTCGTCGGCCCCGTATTCCACGCTGAGGCCCGCGGCGGGCAGCCCTTCGGCCACGCCCGCCAGCAGCTTGCTGTGGGTGCGGCGGAAGGAATCGTAGCTCCAGCCCCGGCTACCGGCGTTGTCGTAGAACGCCCGCAGGTAGGCATCCTCTTCAGCGCTCATGGTGGGCACGGCCGCGCCGGCCGGCAGCTCCCGCATATTGGCGGGGGCTATGCGGCCGGGCGTGCAGCAGCCTCCAGTGGGGGCGTGCTGGTTAGCCGGCAGCGGTAGGCCCTTCGCTGCCGGCTTTGCTTTTTTTGACACGGCATCCGTCAGGACCTGCTCTACTTCGGCTGCGCTCTTGCCCGTGATGGACTCTATCGGGATGTCGTACTTATCCGCGATGTAGGCTGGGTCGAGGTTGTAGAAGGTGAGCAGCACCCCATCAATCTTGATCTGCTCCTGGGGCGACATCTCCATCGAATCATCCCGCACGTAACGGCAGCCCTGCAACGGGTAGCCCAGGTAGTTGAGGCGCGGAATCAGCTCTTCGTTGATGAGGTACTCCAGGAAGGTGCGGTCGGCCTCGTGCTTCAGCTCCGCTACTTCCAGGTGAACGGTGGCCTGGCTCTTGCTGCCGGAGCCTTCGTCAGTGGTCAGGGTTTCACCGCTGATAACCTTGCTCATCTGCCGGTCGCAGTAATTGAGCAGCTCCAGGAAGCACTTGTGCGGGTCGGTCTTGGCCGACTCCAGCAGCTTCATTTCCTCCCCAGCGTGGAAGATGCCCCACCCGGCGCTACCCATCTTAGCCAGGATTTGCGCCAGCCGTTCCTCCCGTTTCTTGTCGGGCCGGGGCATCACGACGGAGCGGAAGGGCAGGCCCAGCTTCTCATTGTACTCCGACCAGTGGCCCAGGGCGTACCGTTTGGCCAGGGCCACGGGCGTGATTTTGTAGAGCAGGCCCAGGTCGGCGGGGCGGCCGGCCTCCAGGTAGTAGTGGCGCACGGCGTCGGCCCGGAAGCTGCTGCCCTCCTGGTCGAAGGTGTTGACCACCCACTGGCCGGCTTCGGGCCGCACGTGGGGACGGGGTACCAGCTTCACGCTTCGGAGCGGGAAGTATTGCACCGTGCGCTTGTCAATCTTGAGGCTTACGGGCTGGTCAGCCTGGTCGAACAGCTCAATCAGGCTGTGCCCGTAGGCCACCGATTCGATGGCGAAGCGGATGAAGTCGCGGAACCAGAGCGTTTGAAACAGGGTCGTCAGCTCCGGCTGCTCCGTATTGTCGGCCGCTACTATCTTGAACTTGTTGGCCTGAAGCTTCTCCGTGCGCTTATCCATCAGGCTGGTCAGGTGCAGGTCGAGCATCACGCCATCGAAGACCAGGTAGAGCTGGCGGCGGTTACGTACCAGCGGGTGGCGGGCGGCATTCACGGCGGCGGTCCACTCCTGGAGGGAGATGGCCCGCTGGCTGATGGCTTCGGGCACGATGCCAGCGGAGGCCGATTGCCCGGGGGCCTCACCCATCCGGGCGCGGTTCTCCACGAAGATGCGGCCATCGGGTACGCGGCTTAGTACGAATTCGGTTACCCTATCCAGGGTGCGGTCAAGGAAGCTCATAGAGGCGCTGTAAGCTAGTGGGGTGGTGTGAAGGGAGCCGGCAAAGGGTGCGAAGGCCGTGGCGGGCCTGCTAAACACCCGCTAAACGGTTAGTAATAATGGGTGACGGGGTAGTTGCTACCCCAGCGGATGGTATCCGACGATTCGGAGGGCCGGATGTGTTGGGCCAGGTTGGGCGTCAGCAGCCCGTCGCGCACCTGCTCCAGCCACTCCTTGGCCAGGTTGTACATGTCGATGCGGAAGGTGGGAATCTTGCGCGGGGCCACCCGCTTGTGGAGCAGGAATAGGGCGATGTCCACGCAGTAGCCCACCAGCTTGGCGTCGCGGGGGTCGCGCTCCCGCCAGCTGTCTTCCCAGTAAAGGTTGGCTTCGAGGTTGCCGGGCTCCACGCCGATGCTGGGGGTGAGGGCCTCGTACCAGAACCCGGCGTGCCAGGCGTAGTTGGTGACGCGGCCCACTGCGTTGCGGTCGTAAGTGGGCAGGTACACCACGGACTGCCCTTCGATGAGCACCGATGCGGGCAGGGCCGGCGCGTAGGCGTGGGCGGCGCTCCATTCCCCGATGCCGCCGAACACGTTAGGCAGGTCGAAGCGCTGGCCCAGGTGGTCCTGCATCCAGGAAACAGCGGCGGCTTCGGCGCGGGCAATCAGGGTGAGGTCGTCGCGGACCAGCTGGTAGAGCTGCTCATCTTTGATGGCAACATCCAGGTCGTCGGAAGTCAGGAAAGAGTAGAGCATGGTGGGCTAGTAAATTTTGCTGGAGGTTTCGCGGGGCCCCAGGATGGGTTCGGAGTCCTCATAAATCTGCCCGGCCTCCAGTTTGGAGAGAGCTTCTTGCAGGGCGTCGGGAAAGTCGTCCTTGGTGGTATAGCCCGGCTCGATACCCTTCACCTGTTGCAGGCCCCGCTGCACATCGGGGTTGTGCTTCTCCAGCTCGTTCACGTAGAATTCGCGGCGCTGCATCATGGGCAGCATCTGGAGGATGCGGCTATACTTGTTACCCTGGGGCCGGTCGTCGATGATGATGGGCAGGCGCCAGCCGTATTCCTTGGCCACTATCTGCATGGCTATTTCCACGGCGTCGGTCCAGAACTGGCGTTCGGCATACCACTCCACCACCACCGTGCGGGGCAGGCCTAGCTGGTACTCATACATCCAGCGGATGGCCACCTCCATTTTACACTGCTGGCAGAAGCCGGTTATCAGGTGCTTATGGCCGGCCGGTGTGAGGCCCACGATGGGGATGGCGTTAAAGTCGGCCGTCTTGCTTTCAGAATAAGCAATGTCCCACTGGCCCACGATGCGCTCATAGTAGTCGCGGCGGGTCAGGTTGGGGCCGTAGGGCAGGTGGTCGTCGGTAAAGATTTTGCCGGCCGTTTTGGGGTCGTTCATGTACTCCGTATCGAAGGCATCGGTGCCGATGCGGCGGCGCACCCGGTCGTAGAACTCCAGCGTGTAGTAGTTCCACGAAGGTTGGCCATGCTCATCGAGCGCATTCACCTGGAAGGTCTCGAACTCCGGGTTTTCCGACAGGCAGCTGAGGATAGTGTAGGGGCCGATAAGGTTTTGGGCCATGTTGAAGCGCCCGCCCTCGACTCCCATTGCCGGGATGAGGGCGCGGAGCACCCAGCGCACCGACTTGTCTACCTGCTTCGGGTTGTTGATTTCCTCATCGTCGTCCACGTCATCGAGCACGATGTAATTGGGGCGCTGGGGGCCGTTGCGCATACCACGCGGGCTCTGGCCTTTGCCCAGGGCGAAGAAGCGTCCGCCCCGCTTGGTGCGGAAGTCGCCCTTGGCCCAGGTGCCCTCGTTCAGAAGCGGCCCGAAGTCGGCCAGCAGCTGGGGGTTGCCCTCCAGCTCGGCTTGCAAATCGGAAAGCAGCACCTTAGCCGCGAACAGATTCTTGCCCACCAGAATCATACACATCGGTTCCTCGTGGAAGATGTGCAGCCAGATGGGCTCCAGTACATCGGCGTGGGTGGACTTGGCCAGGCCGCGCCCCCACTTGCGCAGCAGGGCAATATTCTTATCGCGGCGCGACTTGTTGGCAGCCTTGACGTGGAAGGGGGCGCAATCGGTTTTGGCCCAGTGCGGGAAGTACTGGGTGACCATGTAATTATAGTCCGCCCTGGCCCGCTTGATGCGGTCCTCTTTCTGCTCGGCACTGTGCTGCACTTCGGGTCGGGCGCTGTCCTTGATGATGGCCAGCTGGTTTTGGTAGCGTTGGAGCGCCTCCAGTTCTTCCTTGCGGGTGGGCTTATTTGCCATTGCTGCCGGCCTTCAGGTTCAGAAACTGGCTTTGGTAGTCGGCCAGCTTGCCCCGGAACTGGGGCTCCTTGCTGCCCACGAAGCCCATGAACTCCTGGCACACCTGGATGTAGGTGGTGATGGAGGTAGCGCCCTGGAGCTTCTCAATGGTCATGCTGATTTTGAGCAGCTCATCCCCAAACTTGGTGGTGCCCCCGCCCCGCATGTCGGCCAGCATCTCTTCGGAGCGGAGCTGGAGCATGGTTTGGAGGGTGGCCACCGTCTGGGTAGTGGTGGCCATGCGGCCGGCCCGGAGCACGTCCCATTTCCCGGCCGCAACCCAACCCGTCATGGTCTTCTCCGTGACGGCTACCAAAGCGGCAATCTCCTTTTGTGTTTTGTCGGTTTCGATGAATAGCGCCTTGGCTAATTCTCGCTCCTTGTCTTTGCGTTGGGCCATACTATTTTCAAGTTGTTGTGCCCTCAACTGCACACTGTGGAGTGATTTGCACAATGATATGTAACGCAACAAAGATGCTAGGCCGCAGGCAAGACCTTTTGTAATTTTTCAATATGTTGGGCGCTGAACACCATAGTGTTGTGCAGTAAATGCAACACTGTGAAGCCCGATTTTTTAGCCGGCTCCCGGCTCACCAGTTTTGTGGCCTATGAAGCAGGTCATCCACACGTCGAAGCACCTTCAGGTAACCATGCAGGGGCTGGTAGCTGACATCAATATCATTGGTGACATCAACTGGTACAGCAACGATTCCGAGACATTCACGCGGCTAATGGCGGAGCTGAAGGCGGCGGGCGTGACGGAGCTACGCGGCTACATCAACAGCGGGGGCGGCAGCATGTACGACGCCAACGAAATCTACAATCAGCTCCAGGCCTTCGAGGGCCGCAAGACCTGCCGGCTGGGTGCCTTGGTAGCCAGTGCCGCTACCGTCATCGCGTGTGCTTTTACTGATGGTATCGAGGGTGCGCCCAACATGCAGTACATGATTCATAACCCGTGCGTGCATGCCTCGGGAGATGACAAGTCCCTGGAGTCGGCCATCCAACTCTACCAGAATTTGCGTCAGTCGGCCCTCGATATCTACGGCGGACGCACGGGCCTGGCCGAAGCGGTGCTGTCGGATATGATGGCCCGCACTACCTGGATGACGGCCGCCACGGCCAAGAGCAAGGGCTTCATCACGGCCATCACGGGCCAGGCCACGGAGCTGCCGGCCGATACGCTGGAAGTGCTCAACAAATACGCTTACGGCAACGTGCCGGCCGCCCTGAATCAGGCGGCGCAACCTCCCCAGACACCCCAAAATTCTTCTTTACCAAATACAACGACAATGAACAAAGCAGCAATCATCGTAACGATGGGCCTGCCCAGCGACGCTTCCGACGCTCAAGTTGAGCAAGCCATCATGAGTATGAAGGCTGCCAAAGACCTGGCCGAAAAGACGCTGAAGGACGACCGCGACAAGAACGCCACCCAGCTGGCCACCATGCTGGTTGACCAGGCGGTGCAGGCCAAGAAGATTGGCGCGGGTGAGCGGGAAGAGTACATCAAGGACGCCGTGATGAACTACGACCTCACCAAGAAGATGCTCGACCGGATGCCCGCCGCCGGCACCCCGGCCACCAACCAGGTGAAGACCGACGCCGGCACGCCCGACGCCACCAACAACGCCGGCACTGAGGACCGCAACAAGTGGAACTTCAACGACTACATGGAGAAGGACGGCAAGGCCCTGGTGGAGATGGCCAACAAACAGCCGGAGCAATACAAGAAGCTCTTCGCTGACCGCCAGCCTTTCAAGTAGCCCAACCCTTTAGCGGCTGTTTAGTCGCCCTTCACTTTCCCAAACAAGTACCCAAAGACATCAACAATGGCTGTTGTATTACAAGAGTTGTGGCTGGCCATACTCCTCGAGAAGTTCCGCTTCACGAGCACCTGGGCCGCTGGCCTCAAAAGCGAGTCGTCCTTCGTGGGCAACAACGTGATTCACCTCAACGAGATTGGGGCTGACCCCACGGTGCTCATCGATAACACGGTGTACCCCATCCTCACTACGACCCGTGAGGACCAGGACATCACGGTGGCCCTGAAGAAGTACGAGACTACCAACACGCGCATCACGGACGATGAGCTGTACGGCCTGCCCTACGACAAGCCCGGTTCCGTGATGGCCCAGCACCGCATCACGCTGGAGCAAGGCATGTTGGCTCACGGTCTTTATACCATCGCCCCACTCAGCAACACGGCCCGCACCCCCATCATCGTGACTTCGGGTGAGGACGATGGTACCGGCCGCCGCCGGATGACTCCCGGTGATATCATTCGCCTCAAGCGGATGTACGACGACGCCAAGATTCCCAAGGAGGGCCGCAAGCTAGTGCTGGCCCCAGAGCACTCGGAAGATTTGCTGCTGGCCTCGCAGGTGTTCCGTGAGCAGTACCACATCATTGCCACCGGCCAGTTGCTCCCCCTCTATGGCTTCGAGCTGCACGAGGATGTGAACGCCCCGGTGTACAACGTGGGCACCAAAGTGCGCAAAGCCTACGGCGCGGCTTCGGCCCCGGCTACGGATGCCAACGCTTCGGTGGCGTTCTACAATGCCCGCTGCTTCCAGGCCCTGGGCACCAACAAAATGTATCACCGTGAATCGGCCCTTGACCCGGAGACTCGCTCTTCGGTATGTGGCTTCCGCCAGTGGGGCATCATGATGCCTTACTCCCGCGACTCGCAAGCGGCTATCATCAGCGGCCGGGTTTAACCGGCCCTTCGCCAACCGGCTCCGGCCGGGCGGGCCACCTGCTTAATGCTCAGGATGCGGAAGCACTGACAAGCGGGGGTCGCCCGGTCCGGGGCCATCGGCCGAAAGCTCATGACAGCCAACGAATTTATCGCCACCTACGCGCCGGCCGCTCAGCGGGCCTGCCACGGTACCGGCCTACTGGCTTCCGTGAACCTGGCGCAGGCCATCCTGGAAAGCGGCTGGGGTGGTAGCGGCCTGGCCCGCATGGCCAACAACTTCTTCGGGATGAAAGCCGGCACGAGCTGGCGCGGCCCGGTGGTGACGCTGCCCACCAAGGAGCAGCTGCCCAACGGCAAGTGGATAACAGTACAAGCGGCCTTCCGCAAGTACGCCACCGCCGAAGAGGCCTTTGCCGACCGTGTGGCTTTGTTCCGCCGGCTTGCCCGCTACCAGCGCCTGTTCCAGCTGGACGACGCGGCCACCGAAGCCCGGCTGCTCCGCGAGTGCGGCTACGCTACCGACCAACGGTACCCCGAAAAGCTGCTGGCCATCATCAAGTCCTACAACCTGACCCGCTACGACTGATGCGAACCATTACCCACATCGTGCTGCACTGCACCGCCACCCCGCAATCGGCAACGGTGGCGGGCATTCTGAACTACTGGCGCACGCAGCTGGGGTGGAAGAACCCAGGCTACCACATCCTGATCGAGCCGAACGGCACCTGCCACCGGCTCCTGGCGGATGAAGTGCCCAGCAATGGGGTGAAGGGCCACAACGCCCACAGCCTCCACGTCAGCTACATCGGCGGCGTGGATGGCCGGGGCCGGCCCCTCGACACCCGGACGCCTCATCAGTTGGCGGAGATGGAACGCATCGTGCGCCGCTGGAAGGCAGAGCATCCAAACGCACAAGTAGTAGGGCATCGGGATTTCCCGGGCGTCACCAAGGCGTGCCCCTCATTCGATGCCCGCACCTGGTGGGTATCCATCCATTAAGCAACATGGGACTATTCAGTTTCAAGAACGTGACCAGAAGCAGGATCAGCAGCATCCTGGGGGTCATCATTATCCTGACCAGTCTGGTCAGTGTCTTTTACCCTGGGGTGAGCTGGGGCGACGCGGCGGTAGGAATGGGGGTTGGGTTGGTCCTGATGGGCCTGAAAGACCCGCCCCTATCCGGTGCCGCTAGTGCTGGTCTGGTGGCGGTGTGTACGCTGGCGTTGGTGGGGTGCGCCAGCTACACCCGCTGCCTGAACAAGTACGGCGTGGCCTCAGCTCCTTCAGTGGTAGAAGTATCGGATTCAGTAAAGGTGCCCGTGAGCATCACGGTGCCACCCGACAGCCTCAGCACCCAGCTCGACATCGACAGCCTGGCTACCGGCTGGGCTACAGATACAGTCCGGCTGGTGAGCGCCGGTGGCCAGGTCCACGTGGACGTCTGGAAATCGGCCGGCGGTAAGTCCGGCCAGCTCAACCTCCGGGCCAGGGTACCGCCCCGCATCGTGCATGACACCATCACGAAGTTCGTCACGCTCTACGGCAAGTGTCCGCCAGCCTTTACGCTGCAACCCAAGGCCAAGCCGCCCTTCTACCAGCCCTGGCTGGACTACTACCGGACCACCTGCACCATCTTCTTTACGGCCCTCATCGTGCTGATGGGCATTGGATGGGTGCGGCGAATACGACGCTAACCAGCGGCCTTAACGACTTCCAAACGACACGTTTCCTCCCCTCCAACATCCTCTTCTGACATGAAAAATCTTCTTTCTACGGCCCTTCTGGTGGCTGCTGCCCTGCCCTACTTCAAGGAGAATCAGGAGCTTACCAAAGTTTTCGCCACTGCCGATGGCAACATCTTCCTGCCCGATGCCCTGAACCGGGCCCGCCTGCACGCCAAAGACACCGGCCTGGAGGTGCAGACCATCGACCGGGCCACGGCCACCGCCTCGACCGAAGTACTGGAGCAGGTGGTTATCGACACCGAAGCCAACGTGCTCAAGAATGCCAGCAAAGCCGCCGCCCTGGTTGCCACCCACCCGGCTGGCCCCAAGGAGGACGTCAACAAGGTGCCCCCAATTGATGCCGCCCGTGATGCCCAGGAGGCTGGCACGGTGGAAGCCGTAGTGAGCGGCAAGCTGGAGCAGGTAGTGGCCGATGCTACTGCTGAAGCCGTGGTGCCCGTGGTAGTGGCCGACGTGAAGCCCGCTGCCAAGCCCGCCGCCAAGAAGCCCTCGACCAAAGCCGCCGGTAAGTAACCGGCGGCTTCGGCCCATCTCAACCAACTAGCTGGCCCCGGCCGGCAGCCACTCAACTTTCGCACGCATGAACGAATTTCAAGGGCCCGTAATCGGCAAGCCGCGTGGTCGGCTGGGCCGCCGCACCCCTAGCACCGACGCAATCTTCGGGCTGGTGGCTGGCGGGTTGGCCGTGGCCGGCCTGCTGGCCCTGGGCCAGACGGTGAAGCTGATTCAGCCAGAGGACGCGGTGGCCGTGGGCATCAACGCCGCCTACGACGCCAACAACAACGTGCTGGTTTACCACCACGTGAAGCGGTTCTTCCACTACAACCCCGATGGTACGCTGTACCTGAAGCTGGTGGGCCAGGGCACGACCCTGACGGCCATGTGCGACACGGGCGGCGCGGTGCAGCAGCTGCTGCTGGACGAAGCCACCAACGGCGAAATCAAAGGGGTGGGCGTGGTGCTCAACCCGGCCGCTGCTCCGGCCGCCTTCACCACCGGCCTGCACTCCGACGTGCTGACGGCCGTGGCCAAGGCCCAGGCGCTGGCCACCACGCTGCTGGAGTCGGCCGTGTTCGTGGACTGCATCCTGCTGGAGGGTGTCCTGGGAGCCGCCGCCACGCCGACCACGCTGCCTAACCTGCGGCTGCTGGCCAGTGAGAATGTGAGCGTGTGCATCGCGGCCGACCCGGCCGTGCTGGCCGTGAACGGCGGCGCGGGCTACGCTGAAATCGGTGCGGCCCTGGGGATGCTCAGCATCCGCAAGGTGAGCGAGTGCCTGGGTTCGGTGGACGTGACGCGCAAGCCTGAAGCCAGCAAGGGCACCGACACCTACCCGCTGACGGACCTGGCCGGGGGCTACTTCCTCAGCTCGGCGCTCAGCAACGGCCGCCGGTTTGCCACGCTCAGTGGGGCCGACAAGTCCGCGCTGGGGGCCAGTGGCTACATCTACGCCGGCCGCTTCGAGGGCTTCGACGGCACCTACTTCAATGACAGCCACAGCTGCACCGAAGTGAGTGGCGATTACGCCTACATCGAGGACAACCGGGTGTGGAACAAGGCCGCCAAACTGGTGCGCCAGGCCCTGATTCCGGTCATGCGGGGCGATGTGGAGATTGACCCGGCTACGGGCTTCCTGCCCGCCAGCACCATTACCTACTACCAGACCAAGGCTGGCAAGACGGTGAAGGACATGGCCACGGCCGGCGAACTATCGGGGGAACCCGTGGTGACTATCGAGCCCAATCAGGACGTGGTGGGTGCGGGCGAAATCTCCCTGGAGGTGGGCTACGTGCGGCGCGGCGTGCTGCGCCGCATCCGGGCCACAGTGGGTGCTATCAATCCAGCGTAACTAAGCATCAGCATTATGGCCAAAGCCAAAATCATCAACAAGTTCGGCACCATGCTGGGCTGGAACAACATCGCGGTGAACCTCTTCGGCCGGGAGCTGGAGGGTTTCGACTCCCTGAAGTACAGCGACAAGGAGAATCACACCCTGGTGTTCGGCGGGGGCAAGTATCCCATCGGGAAGGCCAAGGGCAACTACGAGGCTGAAGCGTCCATCTCGCTCTACCTCGAAGAGAACATTGCCCTGCTCAAAAGCCTGCCCAAAGGGATGCGGATTCAGGAGATTCCCGACTTCGACATTCCGGTGAGCTACGAGTACCAGGGGTCGATTTACACCGACATCATCCGCAACTGCTCCTTCACCACCAACGGCCGCGAATCCAAAAGCGGAGAAGGTAAAATCACGATGGAGTACCCGCTGGTCTGCACCCACGTGGACTACAACGTGTAGCCTTCGGGCTGCCACGCACAGCCTTCGGGCTTTTCTCAACCCCTCATTTAACACCCGCTAAACACCGTGATTAAACTTGATAAGCAGCCAGAGCTGACGGCCGAAGAAATTGAGAAGTACGAGGCCGACCCTAAGAACCGGAGCCGGGGTAAGGTGCAGCACGTGCGCTTCCCCTCGGATGCCAACCCCGATAAGCCCGCCGGCTTCTTCATCGTGCGGCCGAACCGCCAGCTGCTGATGGCCGTGACCGATACCGCCAGCAAGGACATGGGCAAGGCCAACGACCTGCTCATCAACAGTTGCGTGCTGGCTGGTGACCTCGACCAGCTGGAGTACGACGACGACCTGTACCTGGGCCTGCTCCAGGAAATCACTAGCCAGGTCGAGGCTAAAAAAAAGCTCTAAAGGCCCTTCACGCGGCGCTGGAAATTGATGAAAGCGAAGGGGTGCATGAAGACCGCAAGGTTGATGCGCTGCTTCGCTTTCATTTTAAGCTAGACCCGCAAGAGCTGGACGACGAAGCCTACTGGCAGCTCTGGTACGACTACCTCTATGCCCGGCAGACAGAGCGCAACCTGCTCTTAGGCGTGATGCGCCAGGTTATCTCCGAAGCCTTCCCCTCAAACTAACCCACCCCAATGGCCAACACCGGCAAAGAAGCAACCTTCATCATGCGCCTGGTCGATATGATCAGCGGGCCGGTAAAGGGTATTTCCAACGTGGTGGGGGCCGCGACGACCAAGCTTACGGGCATGGCCGGCGCGGCGGGTGGCCTGGCAGGGAAGGCCTTTGCCTATAACCAGATGAGCGAAGCCATCCGCAATGTGGGCGAAGAGCTGGATATAGCCACCGCGCCCGGCAAGCGGTTCGATTCGGCGCTGGCGGAGATTGAGTCGGTTACGGGTCTGTCGGGTAAGAAGCTGGAGCAGCTCGGGCTGAAGGCGCGGGAACAGGCTAAGATATTCGGGGGTGAAGCGTCCGGCGCACTGGAGAGTTACAGCGGCCTCATCAACCGCCTCGGGCCCAACATTGCCGGCAACCAAGAGGCTCTGGGGGCAATGGGCACCGACGTGATGGTGCTCTCGAAACTGATGAAGGGGGACGCCAAGGGCGCTTCGGATGCTATCAGCACTTCGTTGCTCCAGTACGGCGTGAACCTGAACGACGCGGCCGAAGCCGCCGCCAAGGCCCACCAGTTCACCAACATCATGGCGGCCGGTATGAACGCGGGCAGCATGGACGTGGATAAAGTGAGCCAGGCCCTGGAGCAGGCCGGCAGCACGGCCCGCAAGTCGGGCGTGTCGTTCCTGGAAACCAACGGCCTGCTTCAGACCATCGCCAAATCGGGCCGCATGGGTTCGGAGGCGGGCGTGGGCCTTCGGAACGTGCTGGCCCGCATGGGTGGCGAAGACATCCTGCCCAAGGAAGCGGTGCAGAAGATGAAAGCGTTGGGCGTGAACATGCAGCTGGTGTCGAACACGGCCCTGCCGATTGCCGACCGCCTCAAGGAGCTGCGCAAGATTCAGGGGGATGCCACGCTGACGGCCCAGGTGTTTGGGGTAGAGAACAAGGTGGTGGCCGATACGCTGCTCGATAACATCGGCTACTACGAGAAGCTGCTACCCCAGCTCAATGCCCACGAGGCCGCCACCAAGGCCGCGCTGCCCATCATGAATTCCTACGAGGAGCGCATGAGCCGGGCCGGGGCCAAGGTGAAGGACTGGGGCATCAGTTTGTTTCAGGCCACGAAGGAATACCTGCCCTTCATTCAGGGTGGCGTCGGGGCCCTCGATACCCTATCGCGCCTGGGCCCGGCGCTGGAGCTGGCCAAGGACGGGGCTTCGGGCCTGGTCAGTGTTGGCGCGAAGGGTCTGACGTGGGTAGCGGAGCTGGGGCCGAAGGCACTGGCGGCCGGCAAGGACTTGGCCATGCTGGGCTGGAGTGGTCTGAAGGCCGGCGGGCAGATGGCCGTGGCCGGCATCCAGGGCATCGGCACCTTCGTGGTGTCGCTGGTGACGGGCAAGCTGAATGTGCTCCAGTTCACGGCCAGCCTCTACCGGAGTGGGGTGGCGGCGCTTCGGGCCGGGGCCATGTGGGCGCTGGCTGGGGTGAGGAGCCTACCCAGCCTGGTGGCCGGCCTCTGGCAGAGCAGCGTGGCCGCCCTGGCGGCGGGCGCGGCCTGGGTCTGGACGGGCGTAACGGCGCTGCCGGCTTTCATTGCCAGCCTGGCGCGGGCAGCCGTGTCGCAGCTGGCTCTGAACCTGGCCATGTACGCCAACCCGGTGGGCGTGTTCATCGCGGGCATGGTGGCCATCGGGGCCGCCATCGGCCTGGTCATCTACTACTGGGACGACCTGAAGAAATACATCCTGGACTTCGGAGCCTGGCTATGGAAGTACAACCCGCTGAACATCTTCATCGGGTTAATCGACAACCTGGCGCCCGGCTTCCGGGAAGGACTATCGGAAATGTTCACTGACCTGGTGAAGTGGGTGTCGAAGATTTGGAGCTGGCTGGGTGATAAGCTGTCGGGCGTGAGCAAGTTTTTCAAGAACATGTTCAGCGGTACGGTGAACATCCCGGTCAACCCCTTCGCCAACATGAGCCCGGACGACGGCAAGGGCGGCGGGGCTCCACCATCGGCCACGCTGGCTAAGCAGAGCAAGGGAGTCGAGAACATCGAGGGCGACAAGAGCAAGGCCCGCATCGTGAACTTCCGCCTCGACAAGCTGGAGGTGAACGTAACCGGCCGCGCCTCGACCGGGGAGCGGACCGACCAGGAAACCGGCGAACGGGTAGCCGGTATCATCGTGGCGGCCCTTCGGGATGCCGAAATCATTCTAAGCAATGGCTGAGGTAACCTTCCAAATCGATAATCTCTACCGGCAGGCCTTCCCCAACCTGGCCAGCAAGCCCCTGGCCAAGCTGGAGGGCGTGCGCGACCTGGCCATCGACCGCCTCGACCGCGCCCTGGGCAACGGCTACCAGCCCAGCCTGGCAGAGCAGGCTCCGGCGGCCCTCGACTTTGGAGGCGTGCAGGCGCTGGCCCTGAAGCAGGGTTCGGAAATGAGCTATCTGGGTACGCCCATTTTCCAGCCCATGTTTTTCGTGGAAGGCACTTACCAGATGCTGGGCACCGGCAGCCGGCAGGGCCAGGTGGTGGAAGCACCCTTCGACAGGTGGCGGCTACCGGCTTCGGCCACTGCCGAATTCAACCGGCCCAAGGAAATCAGCAAGAGCAAGCCCAACGCCGCTTTTGGCACTACTAAGGAGATGTGGGCCTTCGGGGACTGGGACGTGACCATCCGCGGCTTCCTGCTGCACCCGGACGTGAACACCTACCCTGAAGAAGAGCTGCTCCGGCTGCTGCGCTGGGAACAGGTGGCCGATAGCATCGGGGTGGATGGGGAGATGTTCAATTTCCTGGGCATTAGCCGGCTGGTAATTGAGCGAATTAACCTGGGCCGCATCAATGGGATGCCCAACCTGGTCCCCTTCCAACTTCAGTGCAGCAGCGATGAAGCGCTCGAAATCTCTCTACAAAACAATCGACCCCAGTAACGTGCAACTAGATATCACTACGGAAGCCGTCGAAACCGGCATCAACCGGCACCTGGTCCGCATGATGGGCTTGGTCATCTCCAGCTTGCTGGGGGTGGTCGTCTTCTTTCTGGCCCAGGTGTACACCACCGTCCAGAGCATCGACGCCGATAACCGCCGCTTCAACACCTACATCGTGAAGACGGAGGCTCAGATGGCAGGCTTCGATAAGGACCTGGCTTCCATCCGGGATGACATCCGCGGCCTTAAGCAAGCCCAGACGGCCCAGGCCAAGCTCCACGCCGATGAGTGGTCGGAGTTCTGGAAGGACTACGGATTCTTCTTCAACGTCACGGCCCGCCCTGCCCCCAACCGCAATGCCAAATCCAAATAAGCTCCTGCTCATGCTCCTGGTCTTAGTTGCCCACGTCGTTTTCCCGGAGGCCGCCCGCGCGGGAGCCAAGCCACGCCCGGCCTTCAGCGTGCGCAAGGTGGTGTCGGCCCGGGTCGAGGACTCCTGGCGCAACCTGACGGGCACGGCCGAAGTGCAGTTGCCCGGCCACTGGCTGTTTCAGCAGCAGCGCCTGGCCATCAAGGACTGGTTGCAGCGGGGCGACCGGGTAGAGATTCACCTGGGCTACAATCAGAAGCTGGTGAAGGAATTCACGGGCTACGTTACCGACGTCAGCCCCCGCATTCCGGTCATCATCAGCTGCGAGGATGAGATGTATCGTCTGAAGTGGGTGCCAGTGAAGTTCTCCGCCACCAGCGTGCGGCTGCCGGCGCTGCTGCGGGCCATCTGCCCGGCCGACATCCGCATCGATGCGCTCGACGTGGACATGGGCCACTTCCGGGCCAAGAACGTGACGGTGGCCAAGGTGCTGGAGAAGATAAAGCAGGACTACGGTTTCGTGAGCTACTTCCAGGACGGCACGCTGTATTGCGGCCGGGTGTACCTGAAGGGAGCCGATGCGCCCAAAACGGAGTTCAGCTTCCAGCGCGACATCCTGGCCGACCAGCTGGAGTATCGGGAGCGTGACGACCTGAAGGTAATCGTGAAGGCCACCAGCCACCAGCTCAAGGGCAAGAACATCACGGTAACGGTGGGCGACGAGGACGCGCTCGATGCGGAAGAACGCACCCTGAACTACTTCCAGGTAGGCTCGGAGGCCGCGCTTCGCAAGATGGCCCTCAACGACATCAACAAACTGAAGGTGGAGGGCTACAAGGGCAGCTTCACCACTTACGGCCTGCCATCGGTCCGCCACGGCGACCTGGCAGGCCTCACCAATACGGAGTACCCAGAGCGGGATGGGGTCTTCTTCATCGATTCGGTGGTTAAAACCTTCGAGTCGGGTGGGTACCGCCAGGAAATCACGCTCGGCAGCCGGGCAGCACTTCGCGGGCTATGAGCTGGAAAGCAGAAATCCGGGAAGCCGTTCGGGATGTCATCCGGGAGATGATGCAGGTGCCGGCCGTGAGCTGCACCGTCAGGTCGGTGGACCGCCAGGCCGGCACCATCGTGGCCACCGACCCGGACGGCCTCGACTACTCCGACGTCCGGCTTCGGGCCGTGCTGGAGGACGACAACGGGGTGGGCCTGCTGGTGTACCCGGTGGTGGGCAGCCAGGTGGTGGTGAGCATCCTTGACGGCATCGATACCATGACTTTCGTGAGCCAGTACAGCGACATCGAGGAGTTCGTGCTGACGACGGCCGGCGGTATCAGCCTGCACCTGACTAAGGCCGGAGAGCTGCACCTGAACGGCAACTCCCTGGAGGGCTTGGTGAAAGCGGTGGAGCTGAAGGAGCAACTCGATAAGACCAACGCCGTGGTCGATGCCATCCAGCAGGTGTTCGTGGCCACGCTACCAGTGCCCCTCTGGACGCCGGTTCAGCCTGATGGTATCAACTTGAAGGTGGCCATGACCAAGGCGCTGCTCCTGAAGAAGGTGGGCGATTTTTCCGACATCCAAAATCAGAAGGTGAAACATGGTGAATGATATTCTACTGGATGAGAATGATGACCTGCTCTTCGAGAATGGTGACCTAGTGATGGGCCCTTCCGAAGAGCAGGAAATCGGCCTTATCCTCCGCACCAACCAAGGCGACTGGCGGACCAGCCCACTTACGGGCTTCGGCGTGGACCGGCGCACCCGCAATGAGGTGAACCGCGTGGACTTTGAAGGTGAGCTGGCTAGCCAGCTTCGGCTAGACGGCTTCGAGGATGCCCAGGTCCGGCTGTCGGAACAGGGAGAGTTGTCTGTAAATGCCCGCCGCCATGCGTAGCGTCATCATTACAGAGGGGCAAAGCCTGCTCGACATTTGTATCCAGGAGCTGGGCAGCATCGAGGCACTGATGGAACTGGCCGATGCCAATGGCTTGGCTATTACCGACGACCTGGAAACTGGTGAGCAGCTCCAGATACCGGACTCGCTTCTGAGCCGGCCGGAAGTAGCCGCCTACTTCGCGGCCCGCCGCCAACGCATCAACACCGCCAACTACCCCGCCCCGCCCACTGCACCCGCGACGGCCGGGTTGATTGACTGGCTGGACGAAGATTTCATCGATAACGACTGGTTTTAAATGGGAGCTTTTTCAGATAACATCCGGGCCTCAATGGCTCTCAATTTCGTGTCGGGCCGCAAGAATACGGCCGGCAATGCACGGGCCGTAGTGGGCACGATTGCCGATGCCGTAGCCGCGCTGGAAGACCTCCAGCGCGGTGCCCGTATTCTGAGCGGGGCCGGGGTGCCGGCCGCCGCTACCGGCATCGATGGCGACGCCTACATCAACACGTCGGTATCGGACCTCTACCTAAAATCCGCCGGGGCCTGGAACCTGCGCCTGGTGTTGCGCGGCAACAACGGGGCCAGCGCCTACCAGAGCTGGCTGAACGCCGGTAACCAGGGCAGCGAACTGGCTTTTGTGCTGAGCCTGCGCGGAAGCGACGGCCGAAGCGCCTACCAGTCGTGGCAGTTGGCTGGCAACGTGGGTTCGGAAGTGGAGTTCGTGGCCAGCCTAGCCGGCCGTAGTGCGTACCAGAGCTGGTTGGCCACGGGCAACGCAGGCACCGAAGCGCAGTTCGTGGCTAGCCTGAAGGCCAAGGATGGTGACCCGGGCGAACGGGGCAACCGCATCACGGCCGGAGCCACCGCGCCCAGCTCGGGCAGCGTGCTGGTGGAAGCCGGTGATGGGGAGACGATAGGCGCGGGCACCACATTCACCGATCGAATACCGGGCGACATCCACTTCCAAACCCTGTCGGCCGAACGCTTCCGGCTCTGGTATCAGGACCGGGGGACATGGGTGACGCTCTACACCACGCCGCAAGGGGCCACGGTGGCTGATGGTAGCGTGACCAATGAGAAGCTGGGAGCTGATGTGAAGGTGGGTAGCATCGCTGTAGCAAAGGCCGCTTACCCCCAAGCCGACCGCGCCGGATTCAACTCAGCAAGCGACTTTCTGGTTTGGATTGGCCCGAAGATTACCGACCTGTTCAGCCGCGTGGGCTCCCTCGACACCGCCTTCGGCACCCTCTCATCGCTGGTCAACGGTTTCGCAGGCCGAATCTCGGCACTGGAGACCCGCCCCGTGGGCGGCACCAGTACGGGCACCGGTTCGGGTACGGCCAGTTATCCGGCACAGAGTGGAACTACGGCCAACCAGTTCCTTCAGAGCACCGGCGCGGCCGGTGCCGAACGCTGGGCAGCCGTGGTTAATAACAAGGTGGGCTGGATTTTCAACCCCAAAAACGAGCTGAGCCGCAATCAACGATTCTTCAAGGCCACTAGCATCACCCGCATTGAAAAGGACGCCGGCATCAGTACGCTTAGCTACTCGATAAACGGAGCTACGGCAGTGCAAATCGTGTTCACGAACAACGTGTTCAGCCCACCCGCCAACACGCCCCTAAGCATTCCAGCAGGCGCGCTTATTACCTGGTCGCACACCTATGCCGGCGGGTCGTCGGAAGGTGCATTTGAAGTAGAAGCCACCGAAACTGTATAAGCTAAAGCATGGCACATAATTTCAGAATACCCGGCGCCGTTCGCTGGATTGGCCCGGCCGGTACGGCGGGCAATGATGGCACCTCTCCGGATGCCCCCAAAGCCCGGCTCTCTCAGCTGGGCTCTATGGCCTACGCTCAGGGCCGGTGGGCAGTGGGCAATGGCCACTATGTCGAAAACACTCCGCTCACTTTTCAGCTGGCCTCAAGTGGCGGCTTTAACAGTGTAACGCTCACCGCTGATGGGGTCGTGATTGTGCAGGCCCCAACTATAAACTCCTTTTACTGGGATAGTAAGGCGATGAATTTTGAGGGCATGACCTTTTTCGGGCCTACTACCTGGCAACTTGACAATCAGGGCGGGCCCTTTGTGGTGTATAAAAAAAACAATGTTTATATCAATATAGATTTTACCTATACTGGCAGTGCAGGGAATCAGGTGGTGCAATCCTTTGAGGATTGTATTTTCATCAACTGTAGCAGCTTGAGCGCCGTGCATCAGGCAGCCTTTCGGGAATGCGTATTGATCAATTCAAATTTTGCCTCGGTGGCACACTTTCGCTCCGGCTACATAGATGCCAGTAGCAGCATTAAGCTGATGCCGACCGGATTGACTTCCTTCCGTGCAACGGCAAGCGATGTGCTTTCCGCTCAGTATGCGGCGGAGTATGTCTATGACAATTCCTTTGCGAACCTGCCGCGCATTATTATTCGCTCAAATATCCGGGGGCAAGTGGGCATAGTAGGCGGGGCCCTGCTGAGCCCGGCTGATTTTGCGCTGAATTATCCGGATCAGTTCATTGATTGCATCAATGCTGAGCCCTTTTTCAATAAGCCGGAAAAGCAGGATTTCACGCTCCGGCTTGAGAGCCCTCACCTGAGCCGGGCCATCGGACCAAAGCATCTCAGATATGCAGCTAGTTTCTACTTTGGCACGGAAGCGGCGGAAAATGAGACTATCACCGGAGGGGGCGCCGGAAATACCCGGTTGGTCGGCACGGCAGATGGCCAAAACGTTTCTCTCATTAGCGCATCAGGCCTCACACGTAACGCTCAGGCGGGCCTCATAGTCAAGCCTAACAGCGGGGGCAATTTCATCGGGCAGATTCGCTCCGGCCGGATTCGGATGGGTGATGTGCCAATCCGGCTCAAAGCAGTGCGCTATGCCGGTGGCCTCAACATGAATACTGATTTTCCAGGGACTGAGAGTGGCTTTCAGGCGAATCAGCCAGAGGTTTTCAATAACAACGTGCCGAAGTACACCCAACCAAGCGCCGGTAGCAGCGGCCGCAATCCTAACCGGCTCACCTATCAGATGAGATGGAGCACCCTGCCTGATCCGGATGCTGCGGCAGATTCAGATTGGCAGTTAAATGCCGTTTGGCTTGAGTTTGAATGGAATCAGCCGCCAATTTGGAACAATAATCCGGCCGTGCCCAAGGGTAACGGCTCACCGGATTTCGACAATCTAAATCCGGCAAATACGGCCGTTGTGGCATTATGGGTGCAGATGGCCGTTCGGGTGGTGAATAATTATTATCGTTAATGGAGGGGCTCTTTGGTTTATCCTTCCTGAAATCCTCAGTGGTTTCAAATGTGGAGGGCATGTTTGGTTTCTCCTTCACCAAGGAAACCAATGCTCTTTTTGTGGCCCGTAGCCGCAACGGGCTGCCGGTGCGGAATGTGCAGGTAGTGGTGAGCTACAATAATGGCACGGCCCGATCTGAGAGTATTATCTATGAGCACGGCACCGTCTATGAGCGCAACCTGCCGGCCGGAGTGCAGATCACCGCCACGGCGTCAGGGCCGGAGTACATCACTCAGGTGCTCACGTTCACCATCGGCGCTGGGGGCTTTTACAATGCCCTGTTTACGCTCGATTATACTGAGTCCTACTACCGCATCACCAAAAAGCGCTACCTGTAATGGCCAGAACCATCAACGAAATCACGCTATCCATTTCAGCCGCCATTGATGCGGTGTTTGGCAGCGACCGGCCTAACAGTCCCTCCAGCGTATCCGTCTTCAAGCTGCTGGCGGACGTGTCGGCTAGTGTCTCGCAAAAGCTGGAAACGCTCTTCGACCGGCACATGGCCGACGTGGATGCGAAGCTGGCCAAGGCGCAGCCAGGTACGGCCCAATGGTATGCCGACCGGCTCCGCGAGTTCCGGCAGGGCGACGTGGTGCAGGTGGGCGACGATGGCATCCGCTACCCCGTGGGCTCCACTGGCCTGCGGCTCATCACGCAAGCCACGGCCAAGGAGAACGAGGATACGAAGGAACTCTTCATCAAGATTGCGACCGACGACGCTAACGCGCCCGGCGGCCTTCGCGCCCTGACTGAAGCCGAGAAGCTACAGGTGCGCGCCTACCTGCGGGAAATCAAGTTTCCGGGCATGGCCTTGAAGGTGGAAAGCCGCGAGGCCGACCAGCTCAGGCTGGCGGCCGAAGTATATTACGACCCGCTGCTAGAGAAGGAGCTGGTAAAGCAGGCTGTGGTGGCAGCCGTGCGCAGCTACCTGAAGCGGCTGGAGTTCGACGGCGTAATCTTCAACGCCCGCCTGGAGGATGCTATTCAGGCCGTGCCCGGCGTGAAGGATGTGCGCCTGCTGGAGGTTTCCGTTCGCAATGGCCAGGCGGCGGCCACTATCGTTACCCGCGCCTATGAAACCCAAGCCGGCTACATCGTGGAGGATGACGAACCCGGCTCCACGCTCTCAGATACCTTGCAGCTGCTACCCTATGGCCGTATATGACGAGTTGGCCGCGCTCTTCACGCGGCACCCGATTCCGACCCGCTACCGGCTCGACCTGCCTGCCCTGGTGCAAGGCTTGTTGCCGGTAGCGCTCCGCAATAAGCCCCACCTGTCGGGGCTGCTGCTGGCCTTGCTTAGTCCGACGGCCGGCGTGTACGCGGCCTACCTGAGCTACACCGTGCGCGTTCGGCGTGAGTTGACGTACAGCGGCCAGAAACTGGCTTTTGAACGGGCCTTGAACGACCGCTTCGACCCCGACCAGGCCCGCATCCAGCTAGTGGATTCCGACTCACAGGCCCGGCCCTTGTACATCAACTTCGAGGCGGAGCAGCAGCCGCCCGTGTTCGTTCGCATGGAGCCCGAAGGCGAGCCGCTGTACCTCTATGCTGGGGTGGAGCTATCCGGCCAGGTGGGTTTCACCGTGCGGGTGCCCGCGCAACTCCAGCCCCGCGCCGCCGCCCTGAACGCCCGAATCAGAGAGCTGAAACTAGCTCTTATCAATTACACCATCGTTTACTTCTAAGAAGATGCTGAAAGAACTGATTTCAGAAACCGGCGGCCGGCCGTTCTACAACGACGACCTGATGACGCTCCAGGACCAGCTAAGCCAGGCCATCCTGGCTCCCTATCTGTCGCTGCCCTGGTCGTGCGTACTGGTCGGCTGTGATGTGGTGCCCACCGGCGGCGGGAAGTTCAACGTGGGTTGGGGCATTGCCTACTTCAACGGCAGCATCCGGCGTTTCGAGGGGGCCAGCAATGTCAGTCTACCCGCTGAGCTGTACCTGATGCCGAAAGTAGAAAGCAGCATCCGCGCCTACCAAACGGGCGGCTCGAAGCCGTGCATGGTGGAAAGTAAGCTGGGCCTGCGCCCCGTGGCGGGCGGCGGCCTATTGGTTACGGCCGATGGGGTGCTGCGCGTTCACAAAGCGCAGGAAGCCATGTTCCGGTCGGCTGGTGAGTTGCACGCACTCACTGATTTTCCAGCGGAGTATGATAATACCGGCAAGGGCCGCTACGGTACAAAAGCCTATGGCTGGGCCTTGGCGAATGGTCAGAACGGCACCATGCCCACGGGTGGCCTATTCCCCGTCGGCTACCTCAGCAACGATACCGATTACGGTAACACGAAGAAGACAGGTGGTAAGAAGGAAGTAAAGCTGGAGGTGGACCAGATGCCAACCCACAGCCACAATGTAAGTTCTGACGGTCAGCATAACCACAGCTTTAGCAACTGGCAGCTCAACTTTAAAGCCGACCGCTCAGATTCCGGCTCCCGTGAATATGTGCCAGACCCAGGCATACGAAACACCACCTTTACAACAGCTCAGGCCGGCGCTCACTCACACACATTATTTGACACCGGCGGCGGTCTGCCCCACGAAAACCGCCCACCTTATATGGTAGTAGCCTGGCGGCAGTGGATTGGATGGTAACAAGAAAATGGCCCGGCAGACTGCCGGGCCATTTGCGTTTAGCGTATGTTTAACAGCCGATAATCAGGTATTGAATCCATACATGATTGATTTTGCCGAAGTGCTCGAAACCATCGACCACAAACATATTCGTATCGACGGCAAGGAACTGCGCGGCACGATTCGGCAGGGGAAAAAACACGCCGATGCGCAGGTGTTAAGTGCATGGTTAACAGAGGAAAGCATTAGCTTCGGGCAGCTTCAGATAGCCCGGAAATCAAACGAGATAACGGCCATTCCCGAGTTGCTCAACGCCTTAGATTGCCAGGGTAGTATCATCACTATCGATGCCATTGGCTGCCAGAAAGCGATAGTGCAGAAAATCATCGACCAGCAAGCCGACTACCTCATTGCCCTCAAGCGCAACCAGGGCGCTTTATACGAGCAGCTCAGCGAATACCTGCTGAAAAACAAAGCACAACTACCTCGTTATGAGCAACTAGACAAAGGCCACAACCGGGGTGAGAAACGCACGGTGTACGTTACCCCTCGGGTAGCCTGCCTGGAGGCGGCCGAGGAGTGGACGCGCTTGCACACGCTTATTCTAGTGGAATCAACGCGGGTCGTAGCGGGGCAGCAACAGACTAGTACACGCTTCTATATCAGTAGCTTAATCGATACCTGCCCCGAGGTATATGCCCACTTAATCCGGGGGCATTGGGGCATCGAAAATGGCTTGCACTGGCACTTGGACATCACGTTTAGGGAAGACGACTGCCGGGTCCGAAAAGGAAATGGGCCGCTCAATTTGAACATCTTTCGCAAGTTCAGCCTCTTTCTTCTCACGCATGAACCGAGTAAGATTAGTCTGAAAAGAAAGCGTAAAAAGGCCGCCAGAGACGACGGATTTATGCTGGAACTGCTCAAAAGTGCCTAATTTGGTGCGGTAGCCCTA